CGCTTTTTCCGTGGTTCTCTATGTAGCCGGTGAGGCCGTTTTCGTCCTCGATGTACTGCCGCACGTCCTCAGCGACGGCGGCGCGGTAATCATAATAATCTCCCTCAATGCTCGGGAGTGTGGTATTATCATTTTCGATCATGTTTGATATGTCCTTATTTTGTGAGGTTGTGTCGAGGTTGTTTTACCTCGTTTGAGGTGGAATCGAGGTTAAAAATTTTGTGCGGTTCTGGTTCCTTTCATTGTGTGAGGTTGTGTCGAGGTCGTTTTACCTCGTTTGAGGTAGATTCGAGCTTGTTTTCTCCTTCCTGCCGTGCGGCGTTAAAATGTTCTTCACGTTCTGGCGTGCTGCCCGTTCATGTGATTTAAACATAGCACGCCTTTTTCACGTTGTCAAGCGCATTTCAAAAAATTTTTTGTAGATTTTATTTAAACTTTTTCCGCTTGAAGTCGTGCATTTTGTTTATAATGACAAAACGTCGCCATAGTGACACCTTGTATTTTATCGTGACACGGTGTACATTATATTCGGACGGCGGCGCGTGCTGATTAGGTTTATAACCTGGTCGGCGCGCCCGGAGATCGAGGCGGGCGCAGGGCACGCCGCGCGGCATTGTGCAAAGTCTGTGTAAAATGGACCGGCACGGCGGCACGTGCGGCGTTATCCCTGGCCGCATCGAGTCCGCCGGACGCGCTGCCCGGCGCGCACGTGACGCACGCCGCGCGCGAGCCGTCGAATGATCGTTTAATTAGCGTGCGTTTCGTAGTATAAGGAGCAAGGGTCGAATGGCAGGCGTAATCGAGGGGGCCACCCCCCAAAACGCGGCGTTGACCGCCGCGGGGGTGTCATTGAAACAGCCGGAGCGCACCTTTCTGGATGCGCTCTGCGACCTGTGCGACAACCTCGGCAAACCGGGCTACCCGGACACACTGGCCGTATCGCCCGACACGCCCCCTCCCGACCTCGGGCCTCAGCCTTTCCGGGTCGTAGAGCCCACGGAGGCCGACCCGTTCGGTATCGTCGTCATGCCCGTGCAGACCGCCGTGACCGTGCGTCCGAAGCGGGAGCCGAAGAAACTCCGCGACCTGTTCGAGCTCGGCAGGGAAGCCGGGCTCCGCGACCGCGACGTCCGCTACATTCGTGAATGGGTGGTGGACAAGGGCGTACACTGGCTGGCGTGCGACGACCTCGGAGTCCAGGAGCGGAGCGAAGGCCACGCGGTCTTCCGCAACCCCGTCGTCCGCCGCATCCTGACCGCCGCAAGCGTCCTCGGGATATGCAACGGTCCGACCGCGAGCAAGGAGGAACTGGCCGACTGGTACACTCAGCAGATGAGAAGCCCCGGCCTCGAACTGTCCGACCGCATCAGCGCGGCGGACAAGCTCGCAAAACTGATGGGATATTACCCCGACGGGGGCAAGGGCGGCGGTTCGACCAACGTCCAGATCAACTTTGTGAATCCCTACGCACAGCCGCCGGTGGTCGATGCCGAGGTAGTGGAGGAAGCGGCCAATGCGTAATCTCAACGTGGACATCGGCTTCAAGCCCCACGCCCTGCAACGCAAGGCGAAGGCGCTGATCGAGAAGCACCGCTTCGTCGTGCTGATCTGCCATCGCCGCTGGGGCAAGACCGTGTTCGCCGTCCTGGAGCTCGGCATCGGCGGGGCGACCACGAAGAAGAAGGATTTCCGCGGGGCGTACATCGCACCCTACCGGAAGCAGGCGAAAGACGTGTCGTGGGACCTGTTCAAACGGTACTTCGGGTCTTTCCCCGGCATTTCGTTCAACGAGACGGAGCTCACCGCGAACTTCCCGAACGGGGCGCGCATCACGCTGTACGGAGCCGATAACGCCGACGCGATGAGAGGTCTGTACTTCGATCTCGTCGTGATGGATGAGGTCGCGGACATGCGCCCGAACGTGTGGGGCGAGATCGTCCGTCCGACGCTGATCGACCGGCAGGGAAAATGCCTCTTCATCGGCACTCCGAAAGGCGCAAACACCCTGTTCGACCTGTACAACCGGGGACTCGCCGGGACGGACGACCAGTGGGCGAGCCTCATGTTCCGCGCCGAGGAGGACTCCCTCGGCGTTCTTCCGTGGATTACGGAGGAGGAACTGGCCGAAGCCCGCCGCGACATGACGGACGCGCAGTACCGGCAGGAGCTCGAATGTGACTTTCAGGCGTCGTGCGACAACGTTCTCATCACGCTCGATCTCATCGGGAAGGCGCGCGGCAAGCACATTCCCGAGGAGGACTACAAGCTCGCCCCGCTGATCTTCGGGGTGGACGTTGCCCGCTTCGGCGGGGATGCCTGCGTGATACAGCCGCGCCGGGGTCTCGCGACGTTCCCCTATCAGCGCATCGTCGGCATCGACAACATGACCTTCGCGAGCCTCCTGCACCGGCGCATCGTGGAGGAACGCCCCGACGCGGTGTTCATTGACGCGGGGAGGGGCGAGGGCGTGATCGACCGTCTCCGCCAGTTGAACTCCCCGACCATGATCTACGAGGTTCCTTTCGGCGGGAAAGCCCACGACGCGACCGTGAACGGCTACTACAACCGGCGCGCGGAGATGTGGGACAGCCTGCGGAAATGGATGCAGGACGGCGGGGCGATTCCGAACGACCCGGAACTCATCAAGGAACTGGCCGCCGTGACCTACACCTACGACGGCCAGAGCCGTTTGAAACTCGAATCCAAAGACGTGATACGGGAACGGGTGGGCTTCTCCCCCGACCGCGCGGACGCGCTTGCGCTTACGTTCGCGGAGCCCGTGATCGCCGCAAACGACCCGATGTACAGGGGCGGAGGCTATGCCGCGCACATGTACGCCCGGGACGAACTCACCTTTTAAGGAGGAAAGACAATGGGAAGCAAACCGACCACACCCGAAACCACTCCGCTCCCGCCCGAACCCGAAGCCGTGAAGCGCGTGGAATCCGATGTCGCCCGCGTGAGGGGCAACGCCAAGAACGCGGCGGCGCAGAAGTACGGCCTGGGCGGCACGAACGTCACGAAGGGCGCTCTGGCCGACTCGACCGTGGAGAGCAAAAAGAAGAAACTCGGAGGCGAGTGACCTATGGCCGAGACCCCGCTTTTCAAGCTCCGGGAGCATTACCGCGAGCTCCAGAACGACCGCGCCACGTGGGAGCCTTTCTGGCGTGACGTGAAGACGTACATCGTCCCGGAACGCGGGCGGGGTCTGTATGCGCCCGGCGATTCGAGCGAGACGAACGACGGCAAGCTCGACGACAGGAAGCGCATCAACGGCACGGCCTCCCGCGCCCTTTCGATTCTGGCGAACGGGATGCAGTCCGGCCTGACGAGCAAGGCGCGCCAGTGGTTCATGCTGACGAACCCCGACCCCGCCCTTGCGGAGTATCAGCCGGTCCGGGAGTGGTACGACCAGGTGCAGGACATCCTCGAGGGGGTGTTCCGCCGGAGCAATCTGTACAGCTCCCTGCTCCACACCTACATCGAAATGGCCGGGTTCGGACAGGGAGCCGTCGCCATTCTGGAGCACCCGGAGAAGACGATTCACTGCCGCCCCTATACGACCGGCACGTACTACATGTCGATAGACAAATGGGGCGAGATCGACACGTTCATCCAGAGCGAATGGCTGACGGTCCGGCAGATACTCCAGCTCTACCCGGACGCGAAGCTCCCGTCGTACATCACGAACGACAAGAACTCCGGGCGGCTTGAGAACCGCTACGAGGTGCTGAACGCGATTCTGCGGCATCCCGAGCAGTACGACGTGAAGATGCCGGAGGGCAAGCAGGCGGCGAGCGTCCATTTCCTCGCGAAGGCGGGGGAACAGGACGGCTTCCTGCGCGTCTCCGGCTACGACATGTGGCCGGTGATGACTCCCCGGTGGGACGCGGTTGACAACGACGTGTACGGGCAGGCTCCCACCCGGGGCATCCTCGGCGACGCGAAGATGTTGCAGAAGATGGAATCCGATGCCCTCAAGGGGACGGCGAAGAGCGTGTCCCCGCCGTGGCGCATCCCGCCCGAGCTGGAGCGCAGAGGGCTCAACACGCAGCCGAACGCCCTGAACGTGGTGGCGAGCATGTCCGAGCAGGCGGTCGCCCCGCTCTTCACGAGCCCGATTAACATTCAACAGCTCCAGGTCAAGATCGACCGTGTGGAGCAGGACATCAAGGACGGGTTGTACAACAGCCTGTTTTTGGCGTTGCTCACGCAGGACAACCCCCAGATGACGGCGCGGGAAGTGGCCGAGCGCCACGAGGAGAAGCTGCTCATGCTGGGACCGGTGCTCGAACGCATCCACTACGAGCTCCTGGACCCGCTGATCGACCGTGCGTTCAGCCTCGCGTGGAATGCCGGGCTCATCCCGATGCCTCCGCCCGAACTGCGCGGGGTTCCGACCCTGATCGAGTACGTCTCCATCCTTTCGCAGGCGCAGAAGGCCGTCGGGGTGAACCGCCTCGAACAGTCGGTCGGGTTCCTCGGGAGCATGGTACAGGTGTACCCGGAACTCCGCAACGCCCTCGACGCGTATGCCGCCTACGACGCGTACAACCGGATGATCGGCGTGCGCGCGAGCATCTTCCGCCCGCGGGAAGAGTACGAGAAGATGGTGGCGGAGCAGAACCGTCAGCAGCAGATCGCGCAGAACGCGGCTGTCGCGGAGCCCATCGCGAACTCGGCGAAAGCCCTGGGCGAGGTTGACGCGGCGAACATCCGCGAGCTCCTGAGCGGCGCGGGACAGGGAGGGCTTGTCCTGTGATGAAGACCCTGAACCAGCAGCACTACCGGGACGAGCTCCGCGCCATGCTGAACTCGCCCATTACCCGCATTTTCCTGTGGCGTCTCATCGTCGAGGACTGCCACGTCTTCGCCACCGAGTTCGCTATGAACGCGTCGGCGTATGTCCTGCTCGCGGAGCAGCGCATCGGAAAGCGCCTCCTGCAAGACATGAAAGACGTCAGCCCGGAGCTCACGTTCCAGGCGGAGGCCGAGTACAACGCGATGATGGCCCACAACACACAAACATTCAGCCAAGAGGAAGGAGAATAACCTATGGCAGAAGAAGGTAAAGTCCAGAACGCACCGGATAACACCGGGAACGCGGGAGCGGACGAGTCCATCCTGAATCCGACCCCCGAGGGTACGGAAGGCGCAGCCAAGCCCGAAGGAGACGGAAAAGGAAACCCGGCCCCGGAGGCCGGAGGCGACGATGACGAAAACGGTTTACTGAACCCCGAAGCCGGTAAAGGCGACGCCGGAAAAGGCGAAGAGGGAAAGAAGACCGCCCCGGAGGGCGCACCCGAGAAGTACGCGGACTTCAAACTCCCGGAGGGCTTTCAGCTCAACGACGAGGGGAAGTCCAGTCTTTCGGCGCTCTTCAAGGGGCTCAACCTGTCCCAGAAGGCGGGTCAGAAACTCGTTGACGCATACGTCGAGCAGCAGACCAAAGAAAAGGAAGCGCAGCTCCTTGCGCTGACCGAGCAACGCAAACAATGGCGGGCCCAGATCAAGGCGCGTCCGACGTATGCGTCTGACCGGGCGTTTGCGATGAAGGGTCTGAATGCGGTCGTCAGCACCCCGGAGGAGCGGAAGCTGTTCACGAATACGTGGATGAGCGACCACCCCGTGCTGTTCGACATTTTCGTGAAGGTCGGGAAGATGGTAGGGGAAGACTCCCCGCTTCCCGCCGGAGGCGCGGGTCCCTCGAAAGCGGACACCGCGTCGAAACGTTTCCCAGTTAAAATCAGGTAAGGAGGCACTACAATGCCCGACAATTATCCTACCCTTATGGACGTTGCCCGTCGAAGCGGCAACGATTCCGCCACCGAGATCGTGGAAGTCCTGAACAAAACGAACCAGGCCCTCGACGACATCCCGTGGATTGAATGCAACGGCGGCGTGGTTCACAAGACCACGACCCGCACCTCCATCCCGACCCCGGTCTGGCGTATGCTGAACGGCGGCGTGCCCGTCGCGAAGTCCACGACCAAGCAGATGACCGTCGGATGCGGAATGCTCGAAGTCTACGCCGAAGTGGACGTCGATCAGGTCAACATCGCCGGAGCGGGCATCATCGACGACGCGGAGGCGAACGCCGCGGTCAGCAAGGCGCTCAAGTCCGAGAACGAAGCGTTCATCGAAGGCTTCGGCCAGGAGATTTCGAGAGTCATGTTCTACGGCGACCCGAGCAAGCCGCAGGAACCCCTCGGACTCACTCACTGGTACAGCACCCGCTCTTCGACCAACGTCATCCACGGCGGCGGCTCCGGCAGCGACAACACGTCCATCTGGCTCATCGCCTGGGACAAGAAGGCCATCCACGGCATCTATCCGAAGGGAACCATCGGCGGCCTGCATGAGAAGTTCCTCGGCGAACAGACCGTGAAGGACGCTGCCGGCAACCAATTCCAAGCGTATCGCACTCACTACAAGTGGGATGCGGGCTTCTGCGTCCGCGACGTGCGCTGTGGCGTTCGCATCGCCAACATCGACATGAGCGACCTGAGCGGCAGTTCCGCCGCCGACCTCATCGCGCTGATGGTGTCCGCGATCTACAAACTTCCGCGCTTCGCGAGAAGCCAGTTCCGCAAGGCGTTCTACATGCGCCCGGAACTCGTGAAGATTCTCGACGACCAGACCCGCAAGACCGACAACCTCCAGCTGACCTACGGCGACGTTCACGGCAAGGAAGTCGTTTCCTTCCGCGGCATCCCCGTCCGCGAGCAGGAGTCCATCCTCGATTCCGAAGCCCTCGTCAGCTGAGAAAGGAGCACAACCATGATTCTCGACAAAGACCTCGTTTTTTCCGAAGAGCAGGCCGTGACCGCAGATGCGGCCAGCACCAATGCGCTCGATCTCAAGGCCGACGGTGATGCCGTGGGGCAGGAACTCTGCATCCACGTCGTCGTCACCACGACCTTCGCGACGCTCACCAGCCTCGCGATCAAGGTGCAGACCAGCGCGAACAACTCCGACTGGTCCGATGTCGTCCTGTCCCCGGCCATCGCCGCGGCCAGCCTCGTGAAGGGCAAGGAAATCTTCACCATCCGCGTCCCGAAGGGGCTCAAGCGCTACGTCCGTCTGTATTACGACGTGACCGGCAGCAACGCCACGGCGGGCAAGGTCACCGCCTTCATGTGCAAGGACATCTGACCTATGG